TATCAGCCAAGAAGTCAGGAATATCTGGTAAATTTCCACTATATGCATCAAGATAGAAACCAGTAGGGTCACGCAAATATTTGCTGTGTGGTAGTTTAAATCTTTCAACGTCTACGCCAAGACTTTGTAGGGCTGTGGCATTACGTCCTTGACGCATTGCGGCTTTAATTGCATCACCATAAATGTTATCTTGTGCTACACGCTCAAGATAATCACCCATTTGTCCATAACCAGTTTGTTGACCGTAATATGGTAAACCATCTGCAAATACATAAGCACTTACTGGTGTATTTTGTGTGGGTGCAAAAATATCTACACCCATACTCGTGCAGTGATGATTTTCTTTTAATATTTGTGCGCAACTTGCGGCATGTGCAGCTTCACTTGCTTGTATTGCTGCTTGAATTGTAGGATCACTGCTTGCTTTAATCACACTTAATTGTGCTTCTATGCTTGCAATTTGTGCATTAACTGCATCATCAAGAGTTGTATAAATTGTGCCGTTTATATTGATAGTATCAGGAGTTGCTGGTGTTCCATCGCTACCTGCAGCACTACCTGGTACATGGTATGAACCAGCAAATAATTTATTAAGTACAGTAATTCTTGCATTTAATTCTTGACCATCTGCAGTTGCCATTATAATATTATTTGCATTTGTAATCAAAGGAAGTGTATCATTGTGAACATAACCAGCAGGCGTTCCAATAAAATCTGCCATAGTAAGTTCACCAATGCTACCACCACCAAAACCAAATGTTTGATTCAGTGTGTCCATTGCTGGTTGATATGTTGGTGTGCTCATTTGACTCAAGTGATTAAGATCAAGACCAGCATCAGTTTTGCTTAACGCTGTTCCAATTTCATCAAATGTTTTTGCTTTTGTAATGCCTAGACTTGTAAAGTGCTGACCTAAATCACTAAATGATTTACTTGGTCCAGTAGCATGAAGGTCTGGACACATATAACTCAAATCAGTTAATTGACCCAAATGATCAATTTGTTTGCCTAAATTAAATTGACTACTTACAGCACCAACTGCTGTTGGATCATTTACACTGCTTAATATTTTTTGAACTTTTGCATCGTATTGTGGATTATCAAGACCAGCAACTGGAATATTATTTTTCACAAGTTGTGCTGTAATACCAGTTGTATTTCCTAAACCTGCGTTTAAAATTTGTTTTGCAACACGAGCAGGTTGTTGCAATCTTAACATATTTGTGGTATCAAAAGTTCCAAGATTTTGCAAATTACTTGCAGCCGCTGGTAAATTACTTGTTAACGCACTCATACCATAACTTATAACACCGTTGTTGTTTACAAAATTTGCGCCCATGCCACCTGGTCCATTAGCACCAAAACGCAATGCGGCTGCTTCTGCTGCTGCACCAACCATACTATTACTAATGCCACTCATAGCACTTGATAGTCCCATTGTTTGAACAAAACTTGCACTTGCGCCCGCAGCGGCACCTGCAACCATATTTGTTCCTACTCGTTGAATCATACCATTTAATCCACCATTAGCTGCAAATTGTTGCACAGCATTTGGTAAATTGAGTGGATTACGTAGCACAGCATTAAGTGGTCCTAAAAATCCACCAACCGCACCACCCAATGCTCCCCCTACACCACCACTTATTATTTGTGTAATTTCTTTTGGCAAAACACCAGTTAAACTTGGTAATATTCCACTGCCAATATTTGATAACTTATCAAACATTCCACCACTTAACTGATTAAGTGGACCAGTAACTTGTCCTAAAACTTGTCCAAGTCCACCAGTTAGAGCATTAGTTGCTGAACTTAACGCACTGCCCATGGCACCAGTAATAGCTGTTAATCCCAATGCATTTGTAGCGGCACTTAATGCAGTATTAATTGCAGCACCGAAACCACCAAACAATCCAGCTGCTGCTATAGCACCGAATATACCAACGCCTGCGCTTGCGCAGCCTGCACCTGTTCCAGATGTTGTTTGTAATTGTTTAGAATTAATTTGCTGGCTTGGTCCACCTTTTGTTGCACCACTTGGCGGAGTTCCATCTAAAGCCGCTTGCGCTTCTTGAATTCTTCTTGACACTAATCTTGGATCACTGGTAGGTGTGTTAAGTGCCAAAATTTCTTTATTCATTGCAACTGCACGTTGATCGTCGTCAGGAATTGATGCAGCCTGTAATACTTTGTTATAACATGTAGCATTTTGCCCATAATTGTAAGATAAACTTGTAAGTGCAAACTGTTGGCCAGGTGTTAATTTACTAAAATCACCACCATAACTAGCAAGTCTATTTGCCATGGCTGGTCCATCAACATTTTGCAATCTGAAATCTAATAAATCATCGGCTTGTTGGTCTGTGATCTTATCGCCAGGTTGAACACGTTGATTATTTGGATAAAATTCATTACCATAAGCAATTGTCCAGTGCAGGTCACCATTACTAGCTTTAATTTGATAGGCTTCATTTTGCTTACCCTCAACCGCTTTCATACCAGATTTTACAAAAGTGTAATCATTATACTGTGCTGTCATGTTAACTCACATTCGTTGGTTTAAAAGTTGGTGGTGTCCAAGCAACATTTGCAGAAACATAAACTTCGGCAACGGCGTTTAGTGTTCCTGGTATTGCTATTGGTGCACCAGTTGGAACTAACTTGCGTAAACCTTTTGCTTCCCTACGTAAATCAAAATCCTGATTACTTGTTAAGTTTTGTGGATATGTTTTTACTGCATCAATTGGACTGCTTGTATTATAATATTGTTTTGCTAAATCATGAGAATCGGTTACACGTGCAATGTTTGCACCAATCAATCGTGCCGCAGTATCAGCACTTGTTTGTGGAATTGCTTTTGCAACAGTAGATTGAAAAAATTGAGTGTCATCGCCCAAAGCTGCATCTTTTAATGCATCACTATTATACAATGAATCTTTTACATAACTTAAATCGGTAGAGAATACACCTTGATTTACGTCAAAATCTTTAACAACATAATTTTGACCACTATTAGTAAACGAACTGCCAAGTGTATAATTGTTTGCATAACTGTTACCAGTTTTTTGGTAAATGGTTGCTGGTAGATTTACAAGTATACCAGTTACACTATCACGGATAGGTGGGTGGTAATTGTTTACTACAGATACATTAGAAATTAAACCACTTTGTGCCCAACGAAACATCTGGCTGTTTATTGTATATAAACCAACAACAGTATTTGGTATATCTGGTGTGCTTTGTGGTCCATAACCTTGATAATTAAAAAATGATGCATTAGTTGTGCCAGTAAAATATTGTATGTTACTGACATTAGCTACGCTATTTGCATTTAAATATAAACTTGTATTGCTTATAATATATTCTACACGCCCAAGATAAATGTTACTATATGAAGTTGTAGTAGAATTTGAAACCAAACTGTTTACATTTGTAACATAAAGTGTATCACCATAATTTAATTCTGTAATAAAGTGTGTGCTGTTTCCAGTAATGATTGCACTGTTTACATTTGCAGTTATATTACCAGTTGTTCCATATACAAATTGTGGAACATTTGCATACATTGGTTTATAATGAAAATTAGTTGGATTTGTATTGCTGCTTATAGCAACATTTGCATTGGTAGTTAAAGTAATACTCGTATTGCTATTGATATTACTTACATATCCAACAAAGGTATTGCTAACATTGCCAATAACAGCACCAAGTTGCAATTGTGATAAAAATGTTGTGCCATACCCAATAACGTTGGTGTTGGTTGTAAAACTTACAATATTACCTGTGCCGTTTGCATAAGTTCCTAAAGGCATTATGGTCCTACCATTACACTTGATTCATGTGGAATCATTACGTGATGACAAGCATCAATACTACCTAAAAATCCTTGTGGACGACCTTCAATAATTACGCTTTTACTACCCAACACAATTGGATTTGGTGGATGCGGATGACGTGGATCATGACCAGGATGGCCTGTTACATAATCACCAATACGACTGGCTTGTCTGCCTTGTATAATAACGCTACGTGCACCCATCATAGCAACACCGCCACCGTTATTGAAAGTTCCCATTTTAGCTGGTATTGGCATTTACGCTCCTTTATACAGAAGTCGCCAACGTCAGTCCTGTTGTCTTTGCAAGATACTGTGTGGCGATATCGCTTTCTGTTTTGCCAGAAAGTGCAACTGCTCTCTTATTTAACAATACAGGTTCCGTGGGTGAAACACTAAAGATTGCAGGCGCTAAACCAAAACCATTTTGAGTAGAGATCATTACCAATGGTTTTAATAGTGAGTAGGTAGTGGCATTTTCTTCACTTACACGACTAATGATTTCTTCGCCAGTGACAGTCTTAAATGTATAGACAGTATTTTTATCCGTTTTGCTGATTAGCATGTTTTCTTTCCTGTAATTCGTTGATAGATAGTTTACTTAGACCTGTATAACCGCCTTCTACTAAAAGTTTGTTATTGAAGTAAATCTGTGGCACAGTTTTATGACCTTCTGCAACAAGCCAATCACGAATACCTTGATCGTTGATGTCAACTTCTGTATACTCTTCGCCCCAACTGTTAAGAAGGTGTTTTGCTCCATCGCAATATGGGCAGTTGTCTTTTGTGTATAATGTAATCATTGATTATTCCTCTTTATAAACTAAATCCACTAAATGAATTGCTATCAACATCTTGCTTGGTTCCACCAAT